TATGAAAGTGCATTGAAAACTTGGCTCCTAGTTTTTCAAATACCATAATTTTGCCACAGTATTTTTCATTTGTGGCCCATATCAATTCATAGCCCCAACCTTTTTCAACTCTGCCTTCAAGTCTCTGTGTCATGTACAATATCCTTTAGGTATTCTTGTATAGTAATCCAATGTCTTATTGGTATAGTATTATGTATCTTGGAATTATCAGCACAGGTGTATTCCTGATACTGTCCCTTTAGGTGATCTGGCATATCTATATATTCTATTTCTGCTTTATGTAATTTAGCAACCAGTTTAGCAACAGTTTCAATGTCTACAGGTTTGCCAGTACCTAAGTTAAAGATACCACTTACATCCTGTGCCATCATTTCCTCATGTATTTTAATAATGTCATACACAGATACTAGGTCTCTTTTATATAAATGACTGTCCTTAAATAACTTTATTTTATTAGTTAATGAAGCTTGTTCTTGAAACTTGCTTACCATACTTTGTTGATCTTTTTTATGTCCTTCTCCAGGACCATAAACATTAAAGTATCTAAAAGACTGCACGTTCATTTTGAATTCATTAGGATCATTATCTAATAAAAATTTATCTACTAGGTACTTGCTCCAAGCATAAGGAGTTTGTGGATATACAGGGTCAGTTTCATTAAACATTTCTTTCTTCAAAGGTCCATATATTGCGGCTGTACTAGCAAGTTGTATGTTTGTTCCATAATGATCGCATATTTGTAAAAGTCTTAACGTAAATTCATAATTATGTTTCCATACTTTGTCAACATCTCTTTCTGTTGTGTCCGAAATTGCTCCACAATGTATAACCCAATCATATGGTTCTACTGTAGGAACAACATTTTCTACCCAGTCCCATCCTTCTACTTCATGCCCTTTATGTACAAGGTATTGTGCCATGTGGCTTCCTATAAAACCTTTATGTCCTGTGACTAATACTTTCATTGTTTCATTTTTCCTATTATATTTGTTGTACTATGTCCTTCTATTGTAGGGAATATTATAACCTCAGCTAAATGATTTCCAACAACAGTTTCTGGAATATAATCACCACCTTTGACAATTATATCAGGCTGTACTTTCTCCATAGTTTCTAAAGGTGTATCTTCATTAAAAATAACAACTTCATCAATGAATCCAAGTTCTTCTAGTGCTTGTTTTCTAACAAATTCGTTGTTTATTGGTCGAGTATCACCCTTAATTCTTTTTACACTTACATCACTGTTTATGCCAACTACTAATTTACTTCCTAAAGTTTTGGCATATCGTAATAATTTTAAATGTCCTACATGTAATATATCAAAAACACCGTTTGTAAAAACTATTCCGGTACTCAAATCTTTTGGTGTAATCACTGCTACTCCGCGTTTTTCTACTATCCTAGCCGCGGCAAAACAAGCAAGTTTACAAGATTCAAATATGTTTAATCCGTGTTCAATTCCATAAGCAATTACTGATAAAACTGTATCTCCTGCTCCTGTAACATCAGCAACTTCTTTTACAGGTTCAACAAAATGTTTGTATTCACCTTCTGTATTAATTACGTGTATTCCGTTAGCACCATCTGTAACTACTAACCAATTCCATTTATATTCTCGCATATTTTTTAAAGCAGATTCAATTGTAAATTCTCCAAACCAAGCAACATATTCTTTCATATTGGGTTTTACTAAAAACGCACCAGTATATGTATGTGGATCTTGTTTAGGATCTACTATCACTTTACAACCTTTTGAGACAAGTTCAGATACTGTATTTTTCTGTACAATTCCTTTGTTGTAATCACTTATACAGATTAATGTATGTACTGTAGCTTCTGCTAATAGTTCTTCATATGCGTTTGTTCCATTGTATTTTTGTTCATTATCCCAACGTACTATGTGTTGTCCGTTTTGACCGACAAGTCTAGTTTTGGTTGTAGTAACTAAATGATCTTTAGCTAATCGAGATTGTAAATCTGTATCGCCTATCATTTCTATTAATTTATAGCCTTCTTTATCTTGTCCAACACTACCAAATAGCTTAACCTGTCCATTGATAGATTGAATATTAAGAGCCAAATTGCCTGCTCCTCCTATACTAAAATGTTGTGATTCTTCTAGTAGTACTGGCACTGGAGCTTCGGGACTTATTCTGTCAGCATTACCAACTATCCATCGGTCTAGCATGATATCACCGTAAACTAATATCACTGATGATCCTTTATATACTTTGTGTTATCTGGCAAATCTTTTGTCTTCAAATCAAATTCTTCTATATGTTGTACATACGCTTTATCAGATAGCAACGTAGAATTATTGTACATTAAATCTTTTCTACAAGTTTCGTCAGTCAGCTTACCAGTACCTGCTAATATGTAACTCCACAAAGGCCAACCTGCTGATCCTTCTTGTCTAGGAAACATAGACTGATTAGGCACTCGGTGTTTACTTACTTCATGCATGTCTCTAACAAAAGGTGTCGTAGTTTTTCCGCTGTCAATATACTTCCAAAAATCTGTATCGTTTCTGCCACAGGTATAATGAGCTACTAAGAAATCTTTTAAGATATCGTACAAGTGTCCGTTGACATTGTTGTAATGATTTACTTGTCCTTCATTACATGTCTGCTCCATATCTCTGCCTATACAACCGTATACAAAATGTTTTAATTGAAATATTGTTGTATGTATACTTGTTGCTTCTAGCGGCTCAGCAAAGGCCGCACACAGTCCTATTGATAAACAATTTTTGATCCATAAAGTTTCTTGTCTACCACTTTCAAACTTTAAAAGCCTAATAGGATCTACTTTTTTCCCTATAGTTTTTTCTAATTCATCTTGTGCTTGTTCAGGTGTAACAAAGTCATCACAAAACACATAACCACATCCTCTTCTATTTAATGTAGGTATTTGCCAGCACCAACCGTTTTTTTGTGCCCAGGCATTTGTCACTGGTTCAATTATTTCATTATCATCATAAGGTAACAGGAAAGGTAACGCACTATTCACTGGTAAATTATCTTTGTAGCTTTTCCATTTGGATCCTAATGCTTTCATAAGCACTTGTCCAAAGCCACTAGCATCTATAAACATATCACCTGCTTCGGTTTTACCGTTACTTAATCTTAGTTCTTTAATATATCCTGTTTCAGGATGTAAAATTACTTCATCTACTTCAGAATCAATATGCTTTACGGTGTCACACAGTCTTTTAAAATATTTTCCTACTTTGTGTGCGTCAAAGTGATAAGCATGATTACCATTATTTTCTACAAAGCTATTTTTATTATGATGAATTTTGTAGCCCAACTCTGTAGATAAATGTAAAAGTTTTTGTTCTCTATATCCTAACGCATTTTGGAAAACTAAGTCAGTAGAATCATAGCTTGTAGGAGAACCATCTATAGGGCCATAATAATGGCTTACTGTATCAGGATTCCAACCTATATGTTTAATCCCTAATTTTATTGTGGCATCGCATTCTTTAATAAATTCTTCTTCTACACAACCTAAGTTATGCATTTCATTTTGTACGATATTAGTTAAAGAGCCTGTGCTACCTTCTCCTGCTCCAATAATACCTATTTTGCTACTTTCTATTACAGTAACAGAATGTTCTGGTCTAATTTTTGAACACATTAAAGCGGCCAACCATCCAGCAGTTCCGCCTCCTACTATAACTATTTTCATTAGTCTTCGTCCTTAAATTTGTTAACTATCCAAAGGCCTGTAAACCCTATTACAGCCATAGCTACTATACCGCAGAATAAAAGTCCAAGACCACTTGCTAAAGTAAATGTTCCCACTAAAAGTCTCCTGTACTATGACATCTTACATACCAATCATAACCCATATTGGTTGTTTCTATAGCATCTTTATGTGAGATGCTTAATTTATTTCTTATTTCTTCTGATCCCATAAATTCTTGCATAGCAAAATCTATCTGCATTGGACTTAACCTGTTTAGGTCAACGTTTGCTGGATAGCCCATTTGTATTAACCATAATTGCCAATTCTGTGGATGAAAGAGTGTTTTACTTGACACATCAGAATAAAAAGTTCTTTGCGGATCTTTTAACCAATCTTCATAAAATAAATGTCTTTCAGATTTTACATGTTTTTCTTTAACATAATTCCAAAACTTTGTGTCCCATTTACTATCAGCATAATGGCTACCAACGAAATCAACAGCATCACCATACCATGACATCATTGTTTTGTTATACATGTCTATTGAATTTTCTGTATATGCGTACTGCGGAATATGTAAAGCAAGTTCTTGTACACCATATGTCATACTGGCTAATCCTGTTGACTCTAGTGGTTCAATAAATCCTCCACTTAACCCAATTGATACAACATTCTTTTCCCAAAAGTTTTCACTATAGTACGGTGTCCAATCTATTAATTTTAAATCTTCCGGCTTTATTCTATTGTTCCAATGTTCACAAAAATATTTTTTAGCTTCTTCTGGATCAGTGATGTTACTGTTGAATACCATACCAGAACCAATTCTTGATTGTGTTGGTATTTTCCAAATCCATCCATGGTCCACAGCAGGGCAACTTACGTATGGCACACACTCTTTTTCAAAGTCTTCATATGGCACATGTCCTGCTACTGCGGCGTTGGTAAACAACCTGCCTGTATCCAGTAACTCCACCTTTTTCTGGTCTTTTAACAGCGATAAGAAGCCCGTACAGTCCAGGTAAAAGTCTGACTGGTGTGTTGTACCATTCTTTAGATCAAGGCTGGTTATATAGCCATCTAGGTCTTTATTTACTTTGACTACATCGCTCTTGATGATGTTTACTGTGTTAGCACAAATGTTTTGTAACTCAGTTACAAGTTTGCCAGCATCTATATGATATGCTAACGTTTCAAAAGCATTGAATATGTCGACCTTGTTCATCATAGTATTTTGATAACTAGGAACACTATACTCTCTAAAATCTAAATCTTGTTTTTGTGCCCAGATATCATATTGTGTACATTTCAAATCAAAATATGATCTATTTAAGAAGAATGGGTGATAAATTTTTCTACCTGGCTCTACCCAGTTTGGAAAATCAATACCGGCCTTGTATGTAGCATCAACATTTTGAAACCATTGAGGCAAATTAATTCCACATTGTCGTAGGAATGAAGGAAAAGTTAAAACAGTCGCTTCGCCTACTCCAATAGGATTACCTACTTCCTTATCTATGACTGTTACTGGTAGGTCCCAAAAATTGTTTTGTATGTAGGTTGCCGCTAACCAAGCCGCTGATCCGCCGCCTACAATAGTAATGTTTTTAATTTTTTTCATTCTCTAAATATCCTATTAAGTCAAAAACTGTTTTTAGTTTTGTTTGATTGGTTTTATTTTGTAGTGTATTTCTTAGTCCCATGTGTAACGGCTTAGGCCATTTACCAAAACTTACCCAACTATATCCGTCGTGTTCTTCGTTTAAATCAGGTAAAAATTCTTCAGCAGTAACACAAAGATATGTATGAAAACTAAATTTATGATCACTACTTACAAAGGTTTCTAATGGAATTGTTTTTAAAATGTTCGGTAATGCTCCTATTTCTTCAGTAATTTCCCGTTGTAGAGCAGGCCAAGGATACTCATTTTTTCCATTGGTTCCGCCTACTAATCCCCAAACATTCTTTTGTTTGCTTTGTGTTCTGTGTAATAGTAAAAACCTCTTTGTTTTTAAAGCATAGAATAAGGCTCCACTACACGTGATTTCACTGTTCATGTAAATAATTATCTTAAAGTGCTAGGCGCCAAGTACCTTTTTGATACTCGCCTTCCCAGCTGAGTATCCATTCTGTACCAGTCCACCTATATTGGACGCCTGTATTCAGGTTAGTTAAGTATTTGGTTGTTGCTCCGTCATCTGAGCTAGAATCAAAAACAATATGCCATTTAGATCCGTCCCATTCAACTACGTCATTTTGACCTGCTACAAAGTCACTTCCGTCTGTATTTTTCCAAGCATCTGGACCGTCATATGGGTCTTGACTACTGCCGTCGCTAGGATCCTGTCCAAATGTCATTAATCCACCTACATTCGCACTATCATTTATTTTACCCAGTAGTAAAAGTCTTAAACCAGCAACTTTTGTTGTTGAGTTTGGATTGTACTTTTGTGGATCTATAATAAAATCAACACTACCTGTATTGTTTCTGCCACTAGGACTGTTTAAACTAGAATTGGTAGGAATTGTATCTTCATCCCATACTATCTGTAATTTAGTTCTATCTAGTTCATTTATTGTAATACCACCGTTTATACTAATAGTAGTATTTTCTCCTGAAAGTAATTTTCTTTTTATCTGTATCTGCGATAATCCTGCTCTGTATTCTCCAGGATGTGGATCTATAACTTGATCCCAAGCGATACTTCCTACTCTGCCTCTATCAACAATTTGTGCTGTAGTACCCATAACTAAAATATCATAATCTTTATAATTTCCACCTGTAACTGTAATACCATCTTTGGTTGTTCTACCTGTTTGTAGATCAGTCTTAGCTTGACTTGCTTCTGTGTCAGAATAAGCAGATAGTTCAGGCATAGATGCGCCTAGATTAATTGTTCCTTTTGTTTCATCAAAAATACTCATAATAACATTTGTGATGACTCCTAATTTTTTAACTTTTGCCGGGAGATTAATATAAATCGGAGTAGAAAATGATAGACTGGCAATGTCTATTTCTGATTCAGTACCTTGTGGTATACTTCTGCTTGAAAAGTTTAAATTTGTTAATTCGACTACAGTCAAACTTGACCAATCAACATAATTGTCCGTAGTTTGTATTTCTAAACTTGGATTAAACAACATTAAAAGTTGTTCCATAATTTGTAATTTCATTTCTGTATTAGTTGACCAAATATCTACATTCACTGCTAATGTATACGGAGAAGGCATTATTCTTTCTACAGTATAATTTTTTCCTTGTGTGTTTAAATATTCTTTATTATTATTGTCATACGCTCTTTCTCTAATATGTACTTTACTTGTATAACTAGAATCTGCTGTCCTTGTTCTGTCCTGCTCTAACGCAGTTATATAGACTGCCATTCTTGGCGCAGAAGGTATTTTGTTTTCACTGTTATCTCTTATAATATTAGAGACTTGTCTAGTCATATCACCATACATTACAGGAACTTGTACTTCTTTGCCTTCACCGTCTTTGTATTTGAAGTTACTAAAAAGCCTAATTAATTGGGTGATATATCTTCTTATTTGTCCGTCATAAAAATGTTGCATTATTCGTTATCCGGTTTAGCTTTCAGTGCGTCTGATAAGCTCTGTCTTTCTTTAACTGTTTCGCCACCTATACTTGAAGTTGCTGTGTTATTAATAAACGAACTTCTTTGTGTTTGTTTACTATCAGTGTTACTTAAATTAACTCTAATATTATCTTCCATTTTTACCCACCTTTGTCCATCATATCTAAACAGTCTGTTAGGAAATAAGTCTGTTCTAAGGAAGTAATCTCCTTTTACACTACCTGTTGGAAAACCTATACCACTACCAAATGCTTCACCATTAGGAGCTATACCATCTCCTATTAGATAACCTTCATATCCTTCTCTTTCTGGAGTTTGATGAATTCTATCAGCAAGTTCATTTTGTGTACTAGCATCAAGTGTGCTTGTATCTGTTGTAACTAGTTCTGTTACACCTCTATCATCAACTTGTAAGGTGTATAAGTGATTTGTTTCGTATCCAGCTTTTCCAGCATCTGCTTCTGCTTGGTTGACTACAGCATCATTGATTTCTTTTTCTTTGTTATATGTTGAAAGTAAATCTCTAAGTGTCTTATCACTTCCTTCTTCTGCTTTAGCATCAAGTATATCTTTATACTCCTGTGAATCAACTATCTGTTTAAGTTTGATTCTATATAAATGAGGGTACCAAGTCTGTGTAAATCCTTCACTTGCTCTACTTACATCTTCAACAACATAAAATCTTTTAAGTGCTAAATCAAAATCATTTAAAGCATGTGGATCCTTTAGATGCGGTAATTCTATTACATCGCCTGACATAATTTTTCTACCTAGAGCTTTTACTGTATAATTTATAGGTACTGTCATAAACACAATATCTTGGGATAAGAAAAGTCCAAATTGCGATAGATCAAAGTCTATATCTGCTACATTGTAAATACCTCTTATACTGTAAACATTAGGATCATATTTTCTATCTCTATTTTCAAGAAATATCATGTCTTGAATGTTAGTTTCTTTTACAGCATTGTATTCAGGTGTACCTGCTGTAGCTTCTCCTGTGGCTGGATTTTTAGGACCAAGGTATTTGTGTACAAATACGTCTGTACCACCTATAGTAAACATCTCTTCAATGTTCCTATCTAAAAACTGATAATCTTTCCCTTTTTCGGGTTTATATAAACTGAGTCTCGGCATAACATAACTATTTATCAGAGCATAAATACTGTAGCAAGGAAAGAATATGGCAACTAATTTAAAAACGAAAAAACAAGAAGTATTCAAGTATGTTGAGCTAAATTTAGGTGGAGGCATGATTGATGTTGAGTTAGATCCAGATCATTACGAAACAGCTCTTAATGCGGCGCTTTCTAAGTTCAGACAACGCTCAGATAATTCGGTAGAAGAATCCTATATGTTTTTACCATTAGTAATAGATCAAAATGATTATACACTACCTCAAGAAGTTATGGAAGTACGCCAGGTATTTAGAAGAAGTATTGGTTCTAGATCAGGTGGTGGCGACGGAGGTACACTATTTGAACCATTCAACCTTGCGTATACAAACACATATCTTTTAGCTAGTTCTAATATGGGCGGGTTAGCAACTTATAATGCTTTTGCAGGATACCAAGAATTGGTTGGTAGAATGTTTGGTTCCTTTATTGAATTCAAATGGAATACTGTTACAAAGAAATTATCTATTTTACAACGTCCTCGATCAGATGAAGAAATACTTCTTTATGCTTACAACTATAGACCAGACTTTGAGTTATTAGATGATTACCTAGCCCAACAGTGGATTAAAGATTATACACTCGCAAAATGTAAGTACATGCTTGGTGAAGCTCGTTCAAAGTTTGCTACGATAGCTGGACCACAGGGCGGATCTTCAATGAATGGTGATGCTTTAAAAACAGAAGCACAGTCAGAAATTGAAAAGCTAGAAGCAGAAGTAGCCACACAGGTTGGTGGCGGCGCTGGTTACGCCTTTACTATTGGTTAAATTCCACTTGACAAACTAAAACTTTTCAGTTACAATAACTACTATTACATAAGGACTCGCTATGATTATTGGTTTATGTGGACTCATTGGAAGTGGTAAAGGTACTGTTGCTGACATCCTGGTTGATGATCACAAATTTGTTAAAATAAGTTTTGCCGACAAGCTGAAAGATGCTGTTGCTACAATGTTTGACTGGGATAGAGATATGCTAGAAGGCGAAACTCCTGAAAGCAGGGTATGGCGTGAGCAAGAAGATAGTTTTTGGACCAAAGAAACTGGTAGAAAAATTACACCAAGATTAGTTCTACAAGAATTTGGCACTGACTGTATGCGTAACGGATTCTTTGATGGAATCTGGGTAAGTTTTGTACGTAAAAAAATTTTAGATAATCCAGATAAAAATTTTGTTATTCCGGATGTTAGGTTTTCAAATGAATCAGAAATTATCCAAGGAATGAGTGGTAAGGTATGGTGTGTCAAACGTGGTCCTGATCCTTTGTGGTTTAGGCAATA